TTAGCTTGAGCGGATGAAATCCATGAACTGGTCAACGACTTCAACACGTTGATTATCATTGATGTGGGTATACATATCAAGGGTGATTTGAACATTATTGTGACCGAGTCTATCTGAAATGATTTTTGCTGTAACACCAGCTTCAAATAGGAGAGAAGCATGTGTGTGCCTAAATCCGTGAGGCGAAATTTTTTTAAGCTTATTATGTTTACGAAAGAATCTGCTAAGTTTCACTTTCATAGTTGCAGCTAAAAGCCATCCCCCTATGTCATTCGTAAATATATAATTTGAATCATGTTTGTAAGGCACACCAGCTTGGAAATATTCTTTTATTTGCTGACGTTTCCAGAGTTTCAAAACATTCAGAGTTTCATCATCTAAGGTGATAACCCTCTTGCTTCTTTTGGTTTTAGGATCCTGAACAGTTTGTTTTTTGCCAATCACGACAGCCGTGCGAGAAATGCTTAACCGTTTATTTTCAAAGTCAACATCTGACCACATGAGGCCGATAGCCTCTCCAGTTCTCAATCCAGAAAAAGCGAGTAAGTGAAAAAAGGTATAGTCTACTGGCTTACAATTTGCTTTGTAAACTTTAAGGAACTCGGTTAGTTCCTGTTTTGTATAGTAGTTTTCTTTGCCCTTTAAGGGTTTATTTTTAGGCTTGATAATCTTGTCTAAGGGATTTGACTTAATGATGTCAAGAGAAGCGGCATACTTGAAAATACGGCTAATAACAGAGTAGTAATTGGAATAGAGGACATAGCGATTGCTTAACTTTATAGCAACCTTCTGACAATAAGCGACACTGATCTGCTTAATCTTCATATCTGTGAAATATGAGTCAATCATAACATTAAGTTTTTTCTTAACGTTTTGATATGTTGTTGGTTTTACAGTACTTTTAAAGCTATCAAGCCATAACTCAGCGACTTCAGCGAAAGTAGGGTTCTGGAAATCCTCATTGTTTGAAAAACCATTTTCTTCAACATCTAAGAGAAGATCACGTTCGGCAGCCTTTGCCTCTTTAATGGTTTTAAAACCACGGCGTGTTGTACGTTTTTCTTTTCCAGTAGCTGGATCTATGCCCAGGTATGTTTGAAAGAGGTATCTAGTCTCTCCTTTTTTTGTAATGTATTTTTTTATCATAAAATGTCCTTTCTTTTCGATTGCTTGCCCGCATAGTTGAAAAGGTGTAGAACTTATGATAAACTATAAATGTATTTTTTTATCATCTTTTCCATTGCTTTCTATATGGAAGATTGAAACCTCACACTCAAAGATGGCCGTCGGAGAGTGTGGGGATTTTTTATTTTTTTAAGACTTTCAACTTAATTCGTATCTTAAATGAATCCTTAACTGTACGAAGTCTACCACTATCTGGATTAATATCTTTGTAATCACCGCCATAAATTTCAGCATTTTTGATAACTTCATTATTTGAATCTGTTGTTAATCTTAATACTTTTCTATTTTTTGACTTGGTGACATAGCCTAAGTGATAACCTCGAACCACAATTTTAACTGCATTAGGGTCAAATTTATTGTCAAATTCAGGGATAAACTCTACATCTGGAATTTTAAAAGGCAAGTATTTATAAAATCTTCCTCCAAAAATTAATTCCTCTTTAATTTCTTTAGAAGTATATCCTAAATAAGGGGTATCATCTGATTCTCTTATAAGTTCTTGACATAAATTTGAGAAAGCTTCTTGGCGATAAGATATTCCTTTCACTTTTAGAATAACATCATAAATGGTTCTCTCGTCAATCTCTTGTTTTTTTATTCGATCTTCTATTTGAACAACCAATAGTTTATTCAGCTCTTCAATTTCATACTCTAGTTGATCAGTATTAGATTGCCTAGGAAAAACACCAATCAAAAAGAGAAGAACTAAACTACCGATAATAAAAGAGAAAATTGTTAGTAGTATATTTCCAACGATACCAAGCAGAAAAACAGAAATTAAAGTCAGTAAAACCAAAAAGGCTATTAAAGACCTTTGGTTTTCCAGTTTATTAATTGTTTTTCTGCGTTCGTCTATTAGTACTTTGATTTCCTCTTCAGTAAGATTAGTAGAGAAATATAACATGTGATCACCTTGACTTTAATTTTCAATCGGCATGAAATTACCAACAATTTTTCCAATAATACGAGGATCCTCATCGTAAGGTGCAAATCTATCTTTATATTTTGTATTAAGGGAGACTAAACGCAATCCATCAGGTTCACGATAAACCTTTTTAATATACGTTTGACCGTCCCAATCAATGGCATAGACCGCTCCGTCATAATCAAAACCAGTCTCTTTTATGAGGACAACCTCTCCGTTTTGGAACTTAGGTTCCATAGAGTCACCAAAAACCCAAGAGGCAAAATCATGATCTAAATCTTTATTATAAAAAACAGTATCATAGTTTCCGTCGTTAAAATAAGAGTAACCATTACCAGCCGCCAATTTTTCAAAAACACGGTATTCAAAAAGCTTTTCCTCAATTGTGATTACTTTATTATTTTGTTCTTTTAATTGTTCGTTAGCGTAGTTAAGAACCTTTTGTTTTCTCGGAGTTGATAACTTGACAACCTTTTCAGTAATTTTATGAACCAACGGGGATGTGGGAATTTTTAGCTCTTTTACTTCCTGGGCTTTATCCTCTATTAAGTCTGATTTATTAACTCCAAAATAGTCTGCAAGTAATTCGATTTTTCCTATCCGAGGATAAGTTATGCCTTTTAACCAATCTCTTACAGTAGTGTACTTCAATCCGAGATCAGAACAGAGCTTATTTCTATCAATCCCTCTGCTACTCATCAAATTTTCCAAGTTCGCAGAAAAAATTTCTTTACTTTTATTATTGCTCATTTTTATCACTCCTTCATATAGTATATATTACGGCAAAAACGCAAAAAAGTAAAGAAAAAAATAAAAAAATACGAAAAAAACGCAAAAAATACTTGACATTGCGGTTTAACCGCATTATAATATAATCATAGTTGAGTCAGTCAATTATAAAAAAACGATAGAAAGGACAGCAACATGCCAAAAATGACTCTTAAAACATTGCGAACGCTAAAGAACTGGCGACAAGTGGACGCAGCTAAGGCCCTTGATGTCTCTGCCGATACTTGGGGAAATTGGGAACGAGGTAAAACAGAGCCTACCGTGACGCAGGCTTATCAAATCGCTACTACTTTTGATGTGTCTATTGATGACATTATTTTTTTACACGACATTGCGGTTTAACCGCAATAGAAAATGAGCACTATGAACAACGCAAAAAAGCACCTGACGGAAATCAGGTACTTACTTAAACAATTTAAACTATTATATCACAAAGATGCTTGCCCGCATAGTTGAGAGGATGTAAAAAATGGAAGGTATAACGTTACAATTACGATTGGACGGCGAAAGTGCTGAATTGTTCACGAATCAATTATTGACTTTTGCTGAAAAGCAGGTCAAGGAGCAGCTAGAGAATGATCGTATGCCAATCAATCAACAAGCCTTGATGAAGAAGTTCGGCTTTACTCACGGCTATATTAAGAAGTTAGAACGAAAAGGATTAAGATTTCGTAAGCAAGGGAAAGATATTATGTACGATGTCAATGATGTTTATGAAATTTTGGAATTAGAAAAAGAAGTACGAAAATTAAGAGCGTAAGGAGAACAAAATGACAGAACCAACTTTATCAAGCCAATTGCTTGGCTTATTGACTATCTTTATCGTGGTCTTCATCCTGCTGCTACTTACATCCAAAGATGAAGAAAAGACTGAAGAAAAAAAAGCGATTATCATCGAAGAGTCTGAGAATTTTAGAGAAGTTGTACGAAGAAACTTGAAAAATAGCGATAGGAGATTCACATATGACACACAACCTCCTATAGGCCTCGCTTCATCGATTGAGGATGTACCACAAGTTTTTAGATCATGCATCGAAGACTATGACAGACTCGCTCAGGACTACCAGGAAGAAGCAAGTAACAATGATTTTCTAAGAAAGCAAAATGCAGGCCTCTTAGAAGAAAATGGGCGTTTGCTTTATCAGGAAATGACCATGGATTTTCGTCAGAATCCTAGAAAATGGAGGGCAAAGACATGACTGTTAGTCGTGATATGAGCGAGATGGAAATACGTGTGTTAAACATGATCATGAATTGCGCTACTTTCGATTTGCCCATTCAAGCGAGTGAAATCCGCTTAGAGACTGGACTCTCGAAGCGTAAGCTGGAGGAGATTATCGAAAGCTTGCGTGTTAATTTTAGACATCCTATAGTAGCTAAGAAAATGAAGCCAAACGGCTACTATTTGCCTCGTAGCGAGGAAGAGCGACAAGCTGGGCTTGCGCCTTATCGCAGACAAATCTTGACCGAGCAAAAGAACCTTGCTGCAGTGATGAATGTGGATTTGGAAAAGTATTGGGAGGATAGCGCATGAGTGAAGATTTTAGAATATTACCTCATGATCTAGTAGCTGAACAGTCGGTTCTTGGGGCAGTATTTATCGCACCTGACACCATCATTTCACTGGCAGATGAATTGACTCCTGATGATTTCTATAAGCCTGCTAACAAGATTGTTTTTAAAACAATGTTGTTATTACTTGAAAAAGGTGAGCCAATCGATGCTACGACTATGGTGTCTGCTCTTACTAATCAGGGAAATATTTCAAAAATCGGGGGCATAAACTACGTTGTCGAGTTGGTAAATTCCACACCAACTTCAAAAAACGTGGAGCACTATGCAAAGCTTGTAAAAGACAAGTCAACGCTCCGAAAAGTAATCGCTGACCTGTCTGATTCGCTCTCTAGCGCTTATCAAGGTGATGTATCGATTGGTGACATCATAGCAAAGACTGAAAAGTCTATGCTTGACATCAGCAATCAAAATACAGGCACAGGATTTCGTAATGTGGCCGATATCCTTGATACACATATGCAGATAGTCGAGACTCGCTCGCAGACAGATGGATTCGTGACTGGTCTCTCTACTGGCTTTATCGGATTAGATAAGATAACAACAGGCCTTCATGAAGGGAATCTTATCATCCTTGCCGCTCGTCCAGCTATGGGTAAGACGGCATTGGCTCTTAATATCGCTAAGCATGTGGCTACGGTTGAAAGAAAGCCTGCCGTCATCTTCTCGCTTGAAATGGGAGCAGAGGAATTGATTGAGCGTATGGTGGCATCGGAGGGAATGGTTCCAGGTTATCATTTGAAGACTGGGAATTTAAGTACAGATGAATGGAAAAGACTTGTACATGCGCAAAGCAATCTCTATGATGTGCCTATTTTCGTGGATGATACGGCTGGGATTCGGATTTCAGAGATACGGTCAAAGGCTCGAAAGCTTTCTCAAGAAATGGGCGGTCTGGGCATTATCATCATTGACTACTTGCAGTTGATTACTGGTTCAAAGAGGGAGAATCGTCAGCAGATTGTTTCTGAAATTTCAAGGGAATTGAAGATACTAGCAAAGGATTTGAGGGTTCCTGTCATAGCCTTATCGCAGTTGAGTCGGTCGGTTGAGCAGAGACAGGACAAGCGTCCAATGTTATCAGATTTGCGAGAATCTGGTTCGATTGAGCAAGATGCAGACATTGTAGCTTTCTTGTATCGTGATGCCTACTACCAAAAGGAACAGGCAGATAGTCAAGAAGCGAACAACGTGACTGAGTTGATCATGGAAAAGAATCGGCATGGAAGTCTAGGGACAGTGAAGTTGTATTTTCACAAGGAATACACAAAATTTTCAAGTGTGGAGGAGTAGATGGCAAATTGGTTTGTGAGAATCAATCACAGAAAAGAAAACAAAGATAGTTACTACTCTCAACAAGTAGAACGAAGGCTCTACTTTGATTTAGAAACTAAGAAGGATGTTTTGACAAAAATCAAAGAAGATTATCCAGAATATTTTTCAGAAAAGATACCTCAAAGAACTTCGAAAGGAGAATTCTTTTTTGTCAATGTTTATGAATTGAGTGAAAACTGGGAAAATTTTTGGACCGAAAAAATTCCGTGTAAATTTTGTGGAGAAAATCCTGTCAATAGAATTGACATAAAGAACAATAATTATAGCGGTTATTATTTTTGTTGTTTAGAACATGAAGAACAATTTTATGCAAATAGGCTTGCTGAAGATGTCAGAACATATAGAAGTAACAGTGTAGTTGGTTTCATCTATAAAATCACCCATAAACAGACTGGTAAAGTCTATATCGGAAAAACTGTTAATCATCCTATTTTTCGTTGGTTTCAACACTTTAAAGCGCAATCAGGAAGTTATTTCCACGAAGTGATGAAAAAAAGCGACATCACAGACTGGACATACGAAGTTATCGACAAGTTAAAAGATGGTACAGAAAATGAATTACTGGCGTTAGAAAGTAAATACATAGCTGATTTTAAAGCAACAAATCCTGAATATGGATATAACACTAAAAATTAGAAGAAAGGAGTAGTGCAATGATTAAAAAAAGTGAAGTCACTGGCTTCTTATCGTTTTTCAAATTTCCAAAGCCATTCATCTATGATGAGAAATATAAGACATTGAGCAATAACGCTAAAATGCTCTATATGCTTCTTTTTGATAGGTTAGAACTATCTTTAAAAAATGGCTGGCATGATAAAGAAGGGAACGTTTTTCAGTATTACACCAATGAACAGTTGATGATTGACTTAAATTGCAATAGCAACAAGACGATTATCAAAATCAAAAAGGAATTGAAAGATGCTGGTCTAATGACGGAAGTCAGACAAGGTATGAACTTACCAAACCGCATTTATCTTGATGCTCTTAACGGAAGTGTAGAAAGTACATTTCAGGAAGTGCAAAAAGTACACCATGGAAGTGTAGAAAATACACTTTCGGAAGTGCAAAAAGTACACACAATCAAGACTGAGAATACTAAGACTGAGAATAACAATAATATATTGTCGATTTGTAAAGAAGTTATTTCTTATCTCAATTTGAAAGCTAAGAAGAATTTCAAGGTAAATACTGCTAGTCATCAAAAATTTATCAAAGCAAGGTTAAAAGAGGGATATGTCCTTGAAGATTTTAAAAAGGTTGTGGATATTATGGTCGCTAAGTGGAAAGGTACAGAGTATGAACAGTATCTTCAGCCTCAAACACTTTTTGGGAATAAGATGGACAATTATCTGAACCAACCTATGCCACGAAAAGTTCACTCTTTTCAATCAGCAGTTGATGAAAGGCTAGGATTTTAGATGAAACAATTTAAACAATTTAGAACTAGAACAGTTCTTGATGATGTCTGTGAAATCCATGGATGCCATCTTTGGTCTGTTAAGATTCCTATCAAGGGCAAGGTTGAGGAAATCAGTCAATGTCCTGAGTGTGAGAAAGAGAATATTCGACTCTTTGAAAAGCAGTTGAATATGGAATCCGAGGTCAAGAGTAAGCTTTCGGACACTTATGAGGTCTTTGCTCGTGACAGTATCGTTTCAAGTAAGCTTGCCAGTAAGTCACTACATGACTATGAGATTCAGGTCGATATTGATGAAAAGGCTATGAATTTTGTGAAGCGGTTGGAACGTGAATATGCCAAAGGTACAGTTGGAAATGCCATCATCACAGGACCTTCTGGTGTTGGTAAGAGTCATCTGACCTATGGATTAGCTCGGTTTCTCAATGAGCAATTTAAGTCTTATGATGAACCTAAAAGCGTGCTTTTTGTATCAGTAGTGACTTTGTTTGATAAGATTCGTGAAAGCTTTGAGTTTGACAATGGATTTTCAGAAGCGAAGATGGTTAAGCTACTGTCTGAGGTTGATTTTCTTTTCTTGGATGACCTTGGGAAAGAGAGTCGAAAAGCTGACACGAAGCGGAACGAGTGGGCACATCAGATATTGTTCAAGATCCTGGATAATCGGACGAATACGATTATCAACACGAATCTGTCTAGTGAAGAAATTAAGGAGCTTTACTCGGATGATTTTGGGAATGGTGCTTTATCAAGTCGTATCTTTGAGGGAGCAACTGGCAGGTGCTTTGTGTATCCGTCTGGGATGAAGGATAGGAGGTATTGATTATCAAAAAAATGGTAGTCTGGGCACTCTTTGATAGTGGGAATGGTTCTTACTTCAAGGGTGCTAACTCTCTGAATAGTTCGGGGGGGGCGAATATTGACATCTATCCAATCGGAATAGATATAGAAAACAAGAACGATCATTTTATAAATTTGAACCTTGCTGACCATGGGCGATTATTTGGAGATAACACGCTCTTTGACGTGTTAGACAAATTACCAAAACCTGATCTTATAATAGCTAGTCCACCATGTGAAAGTTGGTCAAATGCTTCTGCAATGGAAAATGGGAATGCGTGTTGGAAACGCAATGATGTCTCTGATAGCTTATTTGCTCCACAAGTAAGACCTTCACCGTTCACGATCAGGGCAAATCAGGATTACGAGTCAGCCTATATAAATTATCAGTACGACAGGCAATTTTTAAAAAGGGTCAATGGCGAGCTAACAGCTTTCAACACAATAGAAATCATAAAAAGATATAGACCACAATTTTGGGTTATTGAGAATCCAGCAGCTGACAGACTGTGGCCCTACATTGAGGATATTATTGGATTCAGAATTCCATACAAAAACCTAACTAGATACAATAATTATGATTATCCCTTACAAAAACGGACGATTTTTGGAAGCAATATTAAACTTAATCTTAAGAATAAAATTATCAAGCAGGACATAGAGTGGAAGAACTTCTCAAAATCATACAACGAGAGATCTAATATACCTGAAAAATTGGTGTCAGAAATTTTCGAAAAAATCTACAAGGAGTTTTGCAAAAATGATTGAGCTCTACTTCATTTATAACGGTCACCGAAAGATGCTCATTGGGCGTTTTACACACATACATAGTGCAATCAATGAACTAAAGAAACATCAGGCTAGTTACTCAGCAATCAGTCATCCACGATTTCGGAAAAGCATGAGTGGTGAGAACATCAGGATTGACTACGGAGCAGTTGATTGCTACTACTTGATTACGAAGAAAAGAGAGGAAAAATAAGATGAATACAAAAATGAATTTGGAAGAAAAGGTTCAACAGTGGTTTGTTGACAGAAATCTACATGAAGCAAATCCAGTCAAGCAGTTCTTGAAGCTCATGGAAGAGTCAGGAGAATTATTTGAGGGTATCGCAAAGGATAAATCTGAACTGATTTACGATGCGCTTGGTGATATCCAGGTAGTAATGATTGGACTTGAGCAACAGATCAAGAACGGTGCTCAGATTTCAGCTAATCAACAGGAACTCGAATTGCTGCTGATGGTTTCAAGCCTAGGCAATATCGCTCAAAAACTTTATGCTCACATTTGTCACAATGAGACTCAGATACCTCTTATTAAGTCTGATTTGATGTTTCTTGATAGCGTAGTTAGCACTGTTTCGTTTTTAAATGGAACTACCGCTGAGAATTGTTTAGATGAAGCATACAACGTTATCAAAGACCGAAAAGGGAAAATGATTGACGGGGTGTTTGTAAAAGAGGAGGATTTATAAAATGAAAAAACTAGGAATTTTTATTGGTGTATTACTCGTAACAATTGTCTCACCGTTTGTTGTTCAATTTGGTTGGAATGAGATTGTAACGACAATCCTCCCGGTCGGCAAGATTTCGTTTTGGCAAGCTTTGGGAGTAGATGCTTTACTAAGCTTCATAAATCCAACAATCTATAGTGATGAAGAAATTTCAAAAAAACTTACCCAAGCTATTTCAAAGGTCATATATTTTGCATTTATTCTGTGGCTAGCTAGTTTGTTTTTGTGAGGATTTAGAATGAGATATTTTAAAATTCTATGTGTTGTTTTACTCGCATCCTTACTCATAGCATGTCACCAGATTTCAAGTGGGACGGTGGTAGATAAGTACATTGATGAACCTCATACAACGTTCATACATGTTACGACAGGGAAAAGCACGGTACTGGTACCAACCCGAACCAAAAGAAGATATATTCTGGTTGTTTCAGGATATGCAGACAATAAGCAAGTCGAAGAAACATTTGAAGTGACAGCCGAAGAATACAAGCACTATGAAATTGGCAACACTTTTATACAGGATGCCGTTTTAGAAAACAAGGACGGGGATGAATAATGAAACCTGAAAAAATTGACAATGTAAACAAACCAAGTCATTATCAAGGCTCAAAAGGTCTTGAAAGCATTGAAGTGATTGACAACTTTATTGGCAAATTGCCAGGCAAGGCAGCATGGTGCTGGGGAAACGCAATCAAGTATCTACTAAGATTCCAAAAAAAGAATGGTCTTGAAGATTTGAAAAAGGCTCGCAAAAACCTTGATTGGTTGATTGAGGAAGTAGAAAAGGAGTTAAACAATGATCAATAATGTTGTGTTAGTAGGTCGCTTAACTCGTGACCCTGAGTTGCGATACACACCATCAAACGTGGCTGTTGCAACTTTCAGTTTGGCAGTGAATCGCAATTTTAAAAATCAGGCAGGTGATCGTGAAGCTGATTTTATCAGTTGCATCATGTGGCGTAAGCAAGCTGAAAATTTCGCAAATTGGGTTAAAAAGGGTGCTCTTGTGGGAATCACTGGCCGCATCCAGACTCGTAGCTATGATAATCAGCAAGGACAACGTGTCTATGTGACAGAAGTGGTAGCTGAAAGTTTTCAAACTCTTGAAAAGAAAGATAATTCTGCGAATCAGTCAAGTATGGAGAACCAGATGCCACCAAGTTATGGCCAAGGCGAGCCAATGGATATTTCAGATGATGGATTGCCATTTTAGGGAGGTGTGAAGGATGAAAAGAAAAAATTATATTATTTTTATCAGGCACTTGCGAAAAATAAAAGGGCCTATTGAGTTTTACGAGTATATTGCTGATTCAAAATTTGGAAGAGTAGCAATTTATTTGTCTCTACTTGCGTGTGCACCATTTATTGCTTTATTATTTCCAATTGCTTACATAGAACATTGTTTTTATAAAAAAAATTTTATTAGAGAGTGTATAAAAAACAAGTGGTGTTCAAGAGAACATCTTGAAGACGTTGTTGATATTAGAAGAATTGAAAGCGAGGAGGTGGGGTGATGGTACAAACCATTGAACAAGCAATAAAAAATGAAAACAAACGCATAAAAATCCCTGCGAAAATCAGACCGTTTGATGTAGGTTATCGAATAGTAAACAAAAACGGCCAAGCGCTAGCTTTAAGAAATGGGGCAAGTATATTCGCTTTACCCTCGCTTGCTGAAGAAGCGATAAAGAAAGAGTTTGGGAAAAATGATCCAGACTTTGACATTAAGAAGCATTCTGTTGAAGAGGTTGCTATTATCAATTTAAGTAAATTTCATAGTTATTTTGAGGAGGTGGAGTGATGGAACGACCTGAACAATACCCATCTGGACACTTCATTCCTGAACTTATTGAAGATGAAGATATTATCTTTAACAAAGATAGCGAATATCACAAGCAGAAGAAAAAAGAAAAGAAAAATCCCATTTTTAAAAGAAATAAGTCCAAAAATAGATGGGCGCTTTGAGGAGGTAACAGAATGAGCCTTACGCTAAATAGCACAATTGGAGACTTAGTTTTGGCAATCGGAAAAATTATCGTTGAGTCTGATGGTAAAACCAATACAGCGATGCTAGAGATACCCGATTAAGACTTTTACTTAGAAATTGCCGTAAAATTAAAGAAGGAGGCAACCGAATGAAACGTTTTATTGCAATCTGGATTGTCTTGTCAGCTACTTTGAACATCTGGCAATGTGTCCACATTAAAAATATTGAAAAAAAGCGCCCTATTGTAATCTACAAAGCAGATAATAAAGGCGCAGAAATTAAAGGTAAAGTCGTCCACAAGGAGAAGATTGGCGACCTGTACACGATCACAATACAAAATTACGGAGTATTCGTAGTTACTCAAACAAACTATGAATCTCTCAAAATAGGAGATGAGGTAAGATTGTAATGACAAAGTACAAGACACTAACTTACATCATCATTCAGGAAGTAATGGCAGGCTACATTCATGAAAGCTAATACCAGGAAATGGAGAGCAAGATGAATAGAAGGATTAAGAAGAAGAAAGCTAAACAACTTGCTCAGAAGAAACAACTAGAATTAGAAAATAAGCTTAGCAAGTTAAGTCAGGAAGAAATTGAAGTTTTATCTAGAATGATTCAGCAGATAGTTTCTGACATCAGTAAGGCTTTTTCTAAAATGTTCGATAGCTTATTTAATTATTTAGAAAATTCGGAGGTAAAAATTGAAGAAATTGAGCGACGAAGACCTCAAAACATTGGACAGAGAACTTTTCAAATTCCAAAACATTCAACGTACAATAGATTTGAGAAGACTAGAATTAGAAACTCGAAACCCAGATGCTCAGAGCGGTCCCAGCGTAGGAATAAGCAAACCTACCGAAACTATCGCAATCAGAATCGCAGATGATCCAACCTTGAAATTTCTCGAAGGATTCAAAGCTATTATTAACAGACTACTGATCAATCTAGTTGATGAAGATAAGGAAATCTTTAATCTGCGCTGGAGATATCCTCAACTGAGATGGGAAGAAATAGCAGAACAGAAATTCATGAGCAAAGCTACAATCTATCGACGTAGAAGGATTATCCTAGAGCAGTATGCTATACTGAAAGGTGAGTTGTAAATAAGATTGAGACAAAAGACATCTTGAAGTCTCACAAAAAAAGGTTTATCATGATAGCATGAACTTCTGAAACAAAAACACATATCACACTTGAGGAGTCATCCTTAATTCTAGTCAAAAAGTTGTCCAACAGAAGCATCATCAAGAGTCAGCAAATGCTGGCTTTTTGTTTTGGGAAAGGAGGTAGAATATGGAATTTGTGTCACCGATAAAAGATAATGACGACATTCAGGCAATGAAAGATTATCTCAAGGAGTGGAATGAGATGTATTATATGCTATTCATTACAGGCCTGAATACTGGTTTGCGAGTCGGAGATATACTTACCTTGAAAGTTAAAGATGTTCAAGGCTGGCACATCAAACTGAGAGAACGGAAGACTGGCAAGCAGATAACAAGACGGATGACTAAAGAACTCAAAAAAGAAATGAGACGATACGTCGAAGGGAAACCATTCCATCATTTCTTGTTCAAAAGTAGGCAAGGTCAGAACAAAGCAATCACTCGTGAGCGAGCCTATCAAATCATCCATGAAGCAGCCGAAGAACTTGGTATTGATAATGTTGGAACTCACACAATGCGCAAAACCTTTGGTTATAAATATTACAACAAGACGAAGGATGTAGGAACATTACAAAAGATGTTCAATCACTCATCACCTGCAATAACCTTGAGATACATAGGGATAGAACAAGCAGAGCTTGATGATGCACTACGAAACTTTGTCATTTAATTTTTTTAGATATTACTTTCACATAATGAGTTAAGCATAAACTGAAAAAATGAAACGCTTTAAAACCTATGATTAGTAAGGGTTTGAGATTTAGAGTGAGTTTAACTAAATATAAGATATGTGAAGCTGAGAGAGAAAAACGAAGTATAAAGAGGTAACAGAATGGATACAAAATTTAGAGCATGGGACGAAGAAAAACGAAAAATGTTTTACAGGGTCGTGGTAGGCAATTGCGACCAAAACGATGAAAACCGTAATTGTCCATTAGTCTACTATGAGGGCAGTGGATGGAAGCACTTTGAAGATTTGAAATACATCACTCAATCAACACGCACTTATGACAAAGAAGGCAGAGAAATTTTTGTAGGGGACGTTCTTCAAATTGATTTTGTAAAAGCTATTGTACGCTTTGGGAAATATCGCTACTATGAAGAAAAGAAAGTACTCTCTGGAAATGGTTTCTATCTTGAATGTCTAAATGTCGCGGACCCAGATTGTATTTCACCCTATGAGCCGGATGTATTGGATAAAGCTGAAATCATTGGAAACATTTTTGAGAATCCAACACTAGAATATCATTTTATAGGATTGAGACCAAAATAAAATTGAGACAAAAGACATCTTGAAGTCTCACAAAAAAAGGTTTATTATGGTAGCATGGTTTTCTTGTATGAGAAGGGATAGGTCACTGACCTGTCCCTTTTAGTATTGAGAAAGGAAGTTTGAGATGTATAACAAACCTATCAGACCATCCTTGAAATCCAAGAAGTGGGAGAAGTTCCGTGATAAGATTATGCGGAAGTTCGACTATCTTTGTCAAGAAAGTTTGAGGTATGGAATTTCAGTAGCAGCTGAAATGGTACACCATATCTTTCCTGTATCTGAATATCCTGAACTTGAATTCGTTGAGTGGAATTGTTTGCCACTAACAAACAAGAAACACAATACGTTTCACGATAGAAAGAACGATAAGATTATCAATCAAGGATTATTTTGGCAAAGAAAGAGAAAAAAGGAATTTGAAGAATTTTATGGATACCCCCCACCTCTTTAAAAAATCATTTTGGCTAGTTGGGTACCGGTGAAGGGAACTTTTTCCAAGTCGGGGGCCTTCAGACAAAAAGGGGGTAAAAACTAAGCGATTTTGACGAAAGGAGGTAGTTTTTGGCTAAACCAATTACAGCAAAGTCGATTAAGTCAAAAGTAGTCAAGCAGATGAAAGACTTGGGCACTTATCGTAAAGAGTTTGAAATGATCATTGACATCTTTGCAGGCATGCTATATCAGTATCAGAAACTTGCTCAAGATTATGCTGATATGGGTTATCCAGTAACAGACACCTACGTCAATAAGGCCGGTGCAGAGAATGAGCGCAAAGTTCCAATCTTGACAGCGATGGAAATTTTGAGGAAAGACATCCTCAGCTACTCTAATCAGTTGATGATGAATCCTAAGTCGCTTGGTGAGGTAATAGAACAAGAGGGTGAGTCAGTTCTTACTGAGGTCCTGAAGTTCAAGAACGAAATCAAGAAGAAGCGAGTGACTGGCAATGGGTAATCTTGATAAAGCGAAAGAGTATGCTCGGCACGTCATTTCTCACAGAGAGGAACATTGCGAGGAGAACATTCTTGCAGCTGAACGTTTCTTGCGTGATCTTGAAAATCCTGAGTTTGAAATGGATGAGGAAATCGTTGATTTCGTTGTCCACTTCATCGAAAACACGATAGTCCATCAGCAGGGCGATGATATGCTTGCGGTGTCTATCCGTAACAAGCCATTACTCTTGCAACCCTGGCAACACTTTGTGGTTGTTAATCTATTTGGATTTTACTACAAGGGTACAAATGAGCGCAGGTTCAAAGAAGCGCTTATCATGCTTGCTCGGAAGAATGGGAAAACCTCATTTACTGCTGCAATCGCTCTTGCTTATCAGATATTAGACACAGACAGCGGTTCAAAATGCTACATCGTGGCCAACTCTATCAAGCAAGCGATGGAGGCCTTTGGATTCTTGAGATTCAATGTGGAGCGATGGAATGACAAGAACATTCGTATCAAGGATAATAACCAGGAACATTCAATCACTGCAAATTTTGGTGATGAAGGTTCATTCTTTATCCAAGCACTGGCCAACGATGAAAGCCGCTTGGACTCATTGAACGGAAACGTTGTTATCTTTGATGAAGCTCACACGACGAGAAATAGTAAGAAATACGGACTTATGAAGAAAACAATGTCAGCATACCGAAACAGTATGCTTTTTGTTATCTCTACGGCTGGGGATATTCCTACTGGATTCCTTGCTAACCGTTTGAAATACTGTCAAAAGGTCCTTAAACAATTAGTCAAGGATGATTCCTTGTTCATGTTTGTCTGCAAAGCTGACCAGACGACTGATGGAGACGTGGGCGACTACCTGGACGAGAATGTCCTAAAAAAAGCCAACCCTTCGTGGGGAGTGACGGTGTCGCTCAAGGCTTTGAAAGAAGAAGCAGAACAAGCTATGAATGACCCACAAACAAGAAATGAGTTTTTCAACAAGACTTTGAATGTATTCACAAACTCTATGAATGCTTACTTCAATCCTGATGAGTTCATCGCTTCAGATAGTCAATACGATTGGACCCTAGAGGAGCTGGCACGTTTACCAATCCAATGGTACGGTGGTGCTGACTTGTCAAGATTGCACGACTTGACCGCTGCTGCTCTTTATGGGGTTTACCATGATGGTGAGAAAGATGTTGATATTTGCATCACACATGCTTTCTTCCCTCGTGTCAATGCTCAAAAGAAAGCTAATGACGATGGCATTCCACTATTTGGGTGGCAGTCTGATGGTTGGTTGACTATGAGTAACACTCCGACCGTCCTTTATGATGATATCGTTAAATGGTTCATCAAGATGAGGGAGAAAGGGTTCAAGATTGCCGCTGTCGGGATGGATAGGAAGTTTGGTCGTGAGTTCCTGACGAAGATGAAACAAGCTCGGTTCAAGATGATTGACCAACCTCAGCTTTTCTATCTGAAATCAGAGGGATTCAGACGGATTGAGTTCAAAGTTAAGAATAAAGAGTTTTACTATCTTCATTCTGACGCTTACGAATACTGTGTGAGCAATGTTAGAGCAATTGAAAAGGTGGACGATGCTGTGCAATATGAGAAATTAGACGGTGACGGTGGTACTGCAAGAATTGACTTGTTCGATGCCAGCGTTTTTGCTTGTATTCAGGCTCTTGCTAATCTTGGTAAGAATAGCGATGTGATGAGCTTCTTTGATTAGGTGAATTATGAATGAAATAGTTTTATCAGAACATGAAATTAATGTGTTAATTAATAAAGGGCGAGTTAAAGTAATTTTAAACGGGGAAGAAGTAGTCGTTCGTCAAAGCTATACGAAAGATTTGAGGGCTGAAACAGTTAACTGGGATAAACAAATAGTTGATGTCAGTCAGAATATCGTAAGAAACAAACACTTTGATTCACTTTTTAAAAATACTTTTCGCTAGAAAGGAGGTGAGGAAAGATGGGGCTTTTAGATAGAATTTTGAAACGTGGTAAGAGTCGAAGCGGAACAAATGTTATCACTCATTCAGATTTTGGTCTTTATATTGACGGTGATAGCTATGTGCCTTTAGCTCGTAATCCTGATGTGATTGCTGCTGTCAATAAGATTGCTGACATGGTATCAAATATGACCATTCATTTGATGGAGAATACCGACAAAGGCGATATCCGAATAAAAGACGGACTGGCTCGCAAGATTGATGTAAACCCATGCGACAATATGACTCGCAAAACTTGGATTTTCAAGATTGTGCGTGACTTATTGTTGTTTGGCGATGGCAACTCTGTTCTTCATGTTGAGTATGATCCTGTGAATGATTATATTTTGAACCTGAGACCATTCGCAATGAGTGAAGTCTCTTTCAAAAGTGATGATGTTGGTTATATCGTGAATTATCGTGGTATCGACTACAACTCAAGCGAAATCGTGCACTTTGTAATCAACCCAGATCCAGATAATCCATTTATAGGGACTGGCTACAGGCTTGCTCTGAGGGATATTGTTAGGAATTTAAACCTTGCTACTCAAATCAAAAAAGGCTTTATGAATGGCAAAAATGTTCCTAGCCTAATTGTTAAGGTCGATTCTTCAAGTGGAGAATTGGGTACACAAGAAGGACGAGACAAGGTTGCTAAGAAATACTTAACAACAAGTCAAGCTGGTGAACCGTGGATTATTCCAGATGCTCTGTTGAGTGTAGAACAGGTCAAGCCACTCAGTCTGAAAGATATAGCAATCAATGAATCTGTTGAAATTGACAAGAAAACAGTTGCTGGACTTTTGGGAGTTCCAGCTTTTATTTTGGGAGTTGGTAGCTTTGACAAAGAGGAATACAACAACTTTGTCAATACAACGGTCATGAGTATTGCTACGACAATCACTCAGACATTAACTAGAGACTTACTTGTCTCAAATAATCGCTATTTCAAACTCAATGCTCGCTCGCTTTATTCGTATGACATTACAGAATTGTCATCAGTCGCTGAACAGATGACTAAAAGTATGGCAATGCGTCGAAATGAGTGGAGGGATTGGCTTGGGATGCCACCTGATCCTGACATGGATGAGCTCCTTGCTCTCGAAAACTATATTCCACAAGATAGACTTGGGGACCAGAAGAAACTGAAAGGGGGTGAGGAAGAGAATGAAGAAACGGAATAGTTATCGAATCGCTCAATTCAAAACACGAGAAGAAAGCGATACTGGTGATTTGATTTTGAGTGGGTACTTTATCAAGTTTGATGAAGTAACGGAACTGTGGCCTGGTTATTTTGAAGTGATTAAGCGCGAGGGTGTTGAACAAGCCATCAAAGGAGCTGACATCAGGGCATTATTTAACCATGATGATAGTTTGGTTCTTGGTCGGACTGGTAATGGAACGGTCATTTTGGGAGTTGATGACATCGGTCTGTACGGTGACATCATTATCAATAAAGATGATCCGCAAGCTGTTGGGGCCTATGCTCGTGTTCAGCGTGGTGATGTGATTGGATGCAGCTTTGGTTTTATCCCAATCAAAATCAATACGGAAGAGCAAGCAGATGGTTCGTACCTGGACACTATCCTAGAATTAGAAATCTTTGAAGTGAGTCCATGTACTTTCCCAGCCTATCCGCAAACGGAAATTGCTGCACGACAAAAAGACTTTGAAAGTCAACAGCGTGCAAATCGTGAAGCGCTGGATAAGCGCAAGAAAGAAATTAAGGAGAAATTTAATCTATGAACAAATTATTGATTTTGGGCGCTCGTATGCGCAATAAAGCAGATGAAGTAGTAGAGCTTGAAAAATCAATCAATGAATTGAACAAACGCTCTGAGCTTGAAGCTTCTAAATTGGAACAAGCTGGAAATGATGACGAAGTTTCAGCGGTTGAAAAGAACCTGGAAGAAATCCAAAAAGAATTGGATAAAAAGGAAGCAGAAAAAGAACAACTTGAAAAAGAAATCGAAGATTTAGAAAATCAAGTTAAAGAACTAAACCGTAAAGCACCAACTTTTCCAAGCAAAGAAGAACAACGTGGAGGACAAAAATTGGAACAACGTGATGCAATCGCAAAATACATCCGTACCGGACAAACTCGTGACATCGTAGGATTGAAAACCACTGACTCAGGAAGCGCAGCTCTAATCCCTACTGAAGTGCTAAAACCACACTTTGTAAACAAGACACGTAATCCACTTTTGGACCTTGTGAAGCGTGTCCAAGTTAACAGCGGTGGTGGTAAATATCCAGTCATCAAAAAGACTGAAAATAAAATGAAGTCAACAGATGAGTTGAAGGATAACCCAGAACTAGCAAAACCAAACATCACTGAAGTTGATTACTCAATCAAAACATACCGTGGCTATATCCCAGTATCACAAGAAATGATTGATGACGCAGATTATGACATCATGGCAATCGTTGAAGAAGAAGTGTTTAACCAAGGGGAAAACACTGAACTTTCATTAATTGCTGACGTCCTAAAAACTGCAACTGTTGCTGATGCAGCTGGCTTTGATGGCATCAAAGACATCTACAACAAAAAACTTAAACCGATCTATAAAGCAAGTATCGTAGTAACTCAATCAATGTTTGCAGCTCTTGATAAAGTCAAAGACAAAAACGGGAACTACATGCTTCAACCAGATGTTACATCTCCAACTGGCTATTCATTCGGTGGGAAGACTATCTACACAGTAGAAGATACTGTTTTCGGTAGCGAACGCGATATGAAATTCTTTATTGGAGACATCTCTGAATTCGTTGGTTTGTTTGACCGCTCACAAGTTTCTGTTAAATGGATTAACAACGACATCTACGGTCAATTGCTTGGACTTTTCATTCGCTTGGATGTTAAGAAAGTGGATGAAGATGCTGGATTCTTCGGAACATATACTGATGTTGTAGCTTAAGGAGGTAGCGTATGAGCTATAAAGTAATTCGTCCTTTCAAGGACTTGTCTGATCCTGAAAAACATGACTACGCTGTTGGCGATATCTTTCCTCGTGAGGGATATGAGCCAACAGATAGCTTTACCAATGGCCTTTTGACCGGTGCCAACACTGCTGGGTCTATCTTCCTTGAGGTTTCGGGAGAGGATGAACCTAAGAAACCAGCTCCTGAAACAAAAGAAGCGAAAGAAGAGCCCGCAGTTGAGCAGGAAGAAACAGTTGAGGAAACTGCTGAAGAGCCTGCTAAGGAAGTTGAGGAGTAAACATGAACGAAGGTCAGCTTTTGGAATTGCTGAAGCTTAAGTTGGGTATTTCAACCGACTTGAGAGACAAGCCGTTAAAAAAAATCATTTCAAGTGTCATCACTGAATTGACCGATAACCTCGGTATCGAGCTTGTTGGTGAGCGTGCTGACCATGAAATGTTTATCGTTGACTATGCTGCTTATCGCTACGAGGGTGGGGTGGATATGCCACGTCACCTTCAGTGGCGACTGCATAATTTACAGATAGCATCAAAGAAAGAGGTCAAGAATGTGGAATCATGAAATCAAACTGATCTCTAAAAAAGTCACAGGTAAGGACAAGTTACTACAACCAATCTCTGAAGATGTTGAAGTTACTCTGTTGTGTCGTAAAAAGAAGGTTACTCGCTCTGAATTTTATCAAGCAAATCAGGCAGGTCTAAAACCGAGCTTGGTCGTTGAGATTCGAAATTTTGAGTATGAGAATCAGGAGTTTGCGAAATTTGAAGGTAAGCAATATCGTATCTTGAAAACCTATCATATCGATTCTGAAATTTTAGAGTTGACTTTGTCAGAGGTGTTGAAATGAGTAATGACCTTGCTGATTTGATAGCGAAAGAGCTTGCAGCTTACTCTGATGAGGTTACTGAAGAAGTGGATAAGATTGCAGAGCAAGTGGCTGATGAGACTGTGGATGAGTTGAAAGAAACAAGTCCGAAACGATACGGAAAGTATCGTAGAAGTTGGAAAAAGAAGAAGTTGGCCAATGGCTCCTTTGTTGTCTTCAACACAGTTGCAAGTCTTACTCACATACTTGAGAACGGACACCTTTCAAGAAATGGTGGTCGTGTCGCTGGTATCGTCCACATCAAGCCAGCTGAAGAAAAAGCAATTCAGAACTTTGAGAAGCGTATCAAGGAGATTGGGAAATGAAGCTATCAGACTTTGCTGTTATTTTGGAACAGGCAAATTTGCCTGTCACTTATCGAGCGTTTAAAACCGGGAACGCTCCTGACCTACCTTACCTGGTCTATTATGAATCAAGTCCAGTCATCAATGCAGCTGACAACACGGTTAATCATCAGATTAAGAGCGTGACGGTTGATCTGGCTTTTGAGAGTAAGGATGAAGATTTGGAAGAACGTCTGGAAGAGCTGTGGACAACCCACGAGCTCTTTTTCGATGTTCAAGAAGAAACATTTATTGAGACTGAAAGACTCTATGTCAAGTCTTATACAGTCTATCTATACTAAGGAGGAATGACATGACTCAAGAAAACAAAGTAACCTTTGGTTTAAAAAATGTTCACGTTGCGCCAATCAAATCAATTGGTGCAGATGGAGTGATTGCTTACGATGAAATTTTTCGCTTTCCTGGGGCAATGGAATTGACATTGGATCCAAAGGGTGAATCAACACCAATCAAAGCAGATGATATCGATTATCACTTCATGAATTCAAATGAAGGATATGAAGGGAAATTCAAAATCTCTCACATTATTGAAATGTTTGCGACTAAGATTTTGGGTGAAATCAAAGATGCTCAGACGGGTGTTTTGACTGAAAAAGCTGATGCAGAATTCACATCATTTGCCTTGATGTTTGAATTTTCAGGGGACAAGAACAAAACACGTCATGTTCTTTACTATTGTTCAGCGAGCCGTCCAGGAAATGGCTCAAAAACCAAGAACGGTACAAATGTCAATGAGCGTGAACTTGGCTTTAAAGCAAGTCCTCGTCCTCTTGATTCAGTTGTTAAACGTTCTATCACATCAGCTGATAGTAAGGAAATCTATGACAACTGGTTCAAGAAAGTGTATGAACCTACTACAGTGGGAGGTTAAGGAGAAAATCTATGCGCAAAATCGTTTCGGTTGGTGATCAGGAGCATGAGTTAGGAACCAACGGCTATACTCCTATCGCTTACAAGCAACAATTTGGAAAAGATTATTTTCAAGATTTGTTCTCGATGTTGAAAAATCAATCATTCATGAATGAATTGAACAAGCTTGAAACTGACAAGGAGTTGACAGCGACTAATATTGATATTTCGATGTTGTCAGATTTTGACATGACCTTTTTCAACCGTCTTTTTTGGACCTTTGCTAAATCTGCAAATCCTCATATCAAGCCTTATGAACAATTCTTCATGGAAATGGAAGTCTTTCCGATTCAGGAAGTTGGGCCTGTGTTGATGGAAATGCTGAATGCGAGCATGACGACAAAAAAGCACCAGATGAATCAGAATCAGCTAGCGAAGAAATCTTCACAGTAGAATCCTATCTGTCCTGCTGTAAAGAAACTGGTCTGTCTATGGATGATCTGAAGCACATATCAATCGGAATGGCTCTAGATTATCAGACGGATTATGTGAATTTACGGAGCGAGGACAAAGGTGGCGAACGGAAAGCCACGCAAGCTGATTTTGACAGTTTTTAAATAAAAAAATGAGTGCTGAGAGAGCGATTCTGAGACCAAGTTCCTTGGTATGACTACATTTATCAGTCGTAGAAATTCTCTCAGCGCTTTTCTATTTTTTTGAGAAAGGAGGAAATATGGCAGGAAATATCAAAGGTATCAAAATTGAAATTGATGGCGACACGCAACCTTTACAGAAGGCGCTGAAAAATGTCAATAAGGCTGCTACTGATGCAACTCAGGAGTTGAAACAGATTGACAAGGCCTTGAAGTTTGATACAGGAAACGTAACGCTCCTGACTCAGAAGCAAGAAGTCTTGCAAAAGCAAGTTACGACGACCAAGGAGAAGCTAGAAACTTTGAGACAAGCTCAGTCTCAGGTGGAACAGCAGTTCAAAAATGGTGATATCGGCGCTGATCAGTACCGAGCTTTTCAACGTGAAGTTGAAACTACCAAGAATGTCCTTAAAGGTTATGAAGGCAAACTAGCAAACGTAAATCAAGCACTTGCTGAGAATGGAAATGCAACTAAAAGCAACCAAACGCAACTGAAAGAATTGCAGAATGAACAGAGTCAACTTGCTTCAGAGATGAGCAAGGTGACAAGCTCATTCAAACTGCAAGAAAGTACTTTGGGTTCAAATGCTAGTGAAGCCGAGAGAAATGCTCTTGCCCAGAAAAAGATTGGTGCTCAGTCTGAGATTGTAAGTAAACAGATTTCAAATCTAGAACAGCAATTGGAAATCACTAAAAAAGAATTTGGTGAGAACTCCACACAGGCCAACAAGATGGAAGCTGAGCTAAATCAGGCTAAGACAGCTTTTAATCATCTCAATGATGAGATGAAGGGAACAAAGCCTGTTGCTGATAGCACTCAAGAAAGTTTAAGTGAAATCTCAAGAAATTTAAGAGCAGAACTACTTCAACAGTTTAGTGAGAAGTTGAGTGCTATTTCAGAAAAGCTTGTGGAAGTAGGAAAAGAAGCGTTAGAAGCAGCTGCTCAAATGCAAGCTAGTAATGCTCAATTTACTACCGTTTTCGGAGATATGGAAATCCAAGCACGAGAAGCGTTGAATGCTATTGGTCAGGAAATGGATATTGTCCCAGAGCGATTGCAAGGATCATTCACTCAGATGGCTTCATTTGCCAAAACTTCAGGATTGGATACAGCAGAAGCTTTGGATCTTACTTCTCGTGCAACTAGGGCAGCAGCAGACGGTGCAGCCTTCTATGACAAATCTATTGAGAGCGTAACAGAGAGCTTACAATCTTTTTTGAAGGGAAACTTTGCTAACGATGCCGCTCTTGGCATTTCTGCAACAGAAACGACCAGGAATGCCGCTGCAAATAAATTGTACGGAAAGTCATTCAAGGACTTGAGCGAAGCGCAGAAGCAATTGACATTGCTTCAGATGGTTGAAGACGGAAATAAACTCTCAGGAGCTCTTGGACAGGCGGCAAGAGAATCAGACGGATTAGAAAACGTGATGGGGAATCTGAAACAAGCTGGAACCAATGCATTATCTGCTATTGGTCAACCTCTTCTGGAAATGATGATCCCTGTTTTCCAAACCTTGGCAACGATTGTGAAAGGTGTGGCCGAGCTGTTCAATTCCTTACCTGATCCAGTAAAAGATTTCATTGTCATCTTAGGGGTTGTTTTGACAATTGTGGGAGCCTTAGCCCCCATATTCTTAACCCTGCAAGCCGTGTTTATCTCTTCATTCGGAGCTATGATTGCAGCGGCATTACCAATCATTGGGATTATTGCAGGAGTAGTGGTGGCTATAACAGCGATTGTTGCAATTGTGAAATACCTTTGGGAAACTAACGAAGGTTTTCGAGATGTGGTCACGACCGTTTGGAATGCGATTTTTGAAGTTATCAATGCAGTCGTATCAGAGATTTCTAATTTTGTCATGAGTATCTTTGGAACGGTTGTTGCTTGGTGGACAGAAAATCAAGAGCTTATACGATCTAGTGCAGAAACAGTCTGGAATGCTATCCAAACCGTAATTGATGCAGTCATGACTTTCTTAGGTCCATTAATCGAGGGCGCATGGGCGAATATCCAACTGGTCATCACGACCGCTTGGGAAGTCATCAAGACTGTAGTTGAAACTGCAATTAATGTTGTCTTAGGTATCATTAAAGCAGTCATGCAGATCATCACAGGTGACTGGTCAGGAGCATGGGAAACAATCAAGGGAGTGTTCTCGACTATCTGGAATGCTATCCAAAATGTTGTTCAGACCATATTCACAGCCATCCAATCGTACATTTCAAATACGATAAATGCCATTTCAAGTACAATTTCAAATGTATGGAATGGAATTTCAAGTACAATTTCAAATGTATTAAATGGTATTTCAAACACTGTTTCAAATGTTTGGACAGGAATCAAGAATTCGATTGGAAATGCCATCAACGGAGCTAAAGACCTTGTAAGTTCAGCTATCAGTGCGATTAAAGGTCTTTTTAACTTCAGTGTTAGTTGGCCACATATCCCACTACCCCACTTTTCAGTAAGTGGTTCAGCGAATCCATTGGATTGGTTGAGTCAAGGTGTGCCAAGCATCAGCATCGAATGGTATGCCAAGGGTGGTATCATGACGAAACCGACCATTTTTGGAATGAATGGCAATAGCCTTATGGTTGGTGGTGAAGCTGGTAACGAAGCAGTATTGCCACTTAATGATCAAACGCTTGGTGCTATCGGTCGAGGTATTGCTCAGACAATGGGTGGAACTTCACCGACCATCAACATTACTATTACTGGCAATACTGTCAGAGAAGAAACTGACATCATTCGTATTGCTGATGAGGTAGCTCAACGTATTGCTGACGAATTGCAACGTAAGACACAATTGAGAGGAGGTATGTCATGATAAAACATAACGAGCTTGTGATTGACGGTGTAAGAACATCGTCTTTTCCATTTAAGGTCATCGTCCATGATTCTCCCTCGGTTGCATTAGGAGAAGGCAAAACAGCTCTTTTGGAGCACGGTGGAATTAGTGGAGCAATCGTACAAACCAACAAACACAGAGGTCTTGTAAAGAAGACTTACTCAATCTATCTTGTAAAACCTACTGAAGAACAGATGAATCAGTTCATGAGCCTGTTTATTCGTGAAAAGTTTTGGTTAGAAAGTGAACGAGTTAAAACAACTCGTCTCTGGTGCTATAAGGTCAATGTGACAGATCTTGAAGAAGTTCAACCTGGTCTTTATATGACCAAAGCAACCTTCACTTGTCATCCTACAAAGTACTTTAAAACCACTGACACACAGAGGCTAACAAGAAACGGAGTTTTGACCACTCAAGGTTCTGCTCTTGCCTTTCCTAAAATCACAATCGTTGGTCAGAGCACTTCTGAGACTTCATTTACAATCGCTGGCCAGATCATTAGGCTTGAAAGGCTTGCTGAGTCGCTTGTGATGGTCAACAATCCTGATAATCCTAGTTTTAAGACAATAACAGGAAAACCAGTGAAATGGTCAGGGGATTTTATCACAGTTGATCCAGCGAAAGTGAAGAATGTTGGGGTTATTTTAGGCCATGGTATTCAATCGATTGAAATCGAAACAGTTTGGGGGTGGGCATAATTGCTTTATTTACTTGATAAAAATGTGAGAACTGTTCGCTGGAACGGTGAGCCACTTCATGAAGCAACATCTGCGATTGTCAAAGAATCGATGAATGGCGACTTCATTCTTACTGTAAAATATCCAATTTCTGACACTGGAATTTACAAACGAATCAAAGAAGATATGCTGATAAAATGTCCTACACCTGTTCTAGGACCTCAGTTATTCCGTATCAAGAAACCCGTTGAGAACAATGACCAACTCGAAATCACGGCATATCACATCACAGACGACATCATGCAACGTTCTGTGAAGCCTGTTCAGGTTGCAAATCAAACTTGTTCAATCGCACTTTCTCAAATGGTTCAAAATGCCAAAACTGATTTAGGGGATTTCTCATTTACAAGCGATATTCAAGAACGCAGAACATTCAACATGACAGAAACAGAGAATATCTATTCTGTACTGCTGGATGGTAAACATAGTATCGTTGGCACTTGGGAAGGTGAATTAGTGCGTGACAACTTCTCACTAACGGTTAAAAAGAATCGTGGTGAGAATCATGGTGTTGTAATCACTACACACAAGAATCTGAAATCTTATCAACGCTCTAAAAATTCGCAGAATGTCATTACTAGAATTCATGCTCGGTCTACATTCAAACCCGAAGGCTCTGAACATGAAACAACAATCAAGGTGACAGTAGATAGCCCACTTATAAACTCTTATCCCTACATCAATGAGAAAGAGTATGAGAACAACAATCTAAAAACAGTCGAGGATTTGAAAAAGTGGGCACAGGCTAAATTTACAAATGAAGGCATCGACAAGGTCTCTGACTCAATCAAGCTTGAGGCTTATGAATTAGATGGACAAATCGTCCATTTAGGGGACACAGTCAATCTCAAGAGCTTAAAGCATAATGTTGATATTTTCAAAAAGGCTGTTGCTTACGAGTACGATGGACTAAAAGAAGAATACATTTCTTTAGAGTTTGACGACAAGGCAGGTTTTGGAGGTTCAGGAGTATCGAATGGTCTTTCTGATGTAACAAATGCGATCCTTGGAGCAACCTACTCGGCTCAAGAAATTGCAATTGAAAGAGCTGCTAGAAATGCTGATTTAGCTTTTGAACAACAATCAAGCCAACTGAAAAAAGAAGTCGAAGACGGTATCGAACTAATCAAAGCCAAAGCTGAAGAAAACAAGAAAAAACTTTCTGAAGAAATCAACAGACGGTTCCAAGAGTTCAACCCATCAGGTTTTGAAGAAGCTAAAGCTAAAGCAGAGGAAGCTTTACAAAAAGCTGGAGCAAATGCTGATCTCGTTGAGGAAGCGAAACGAATTGCTGCTGACAACGCTAGAGATTTAAACGCATTTAAAACCTCGACTCAGAAAGAACGTGAGAAGTTGTCAGATGAGCTGAAGCGTTATTCACAAGAAGAATCTGAGAATAAACTGACAGAAATCAGGGAAGTTCTGGCTAGTAACTATGTTTCTAAAAGGACCTATGTAGAAGATGCAGAAGGGACACGTCAACGACTCGAAGCTATAACACAAGACAACAAATCTAAGTTAGCAGAGTATAAACAAACGGTCGACGGTCAATTCACAAAACTATCTAGTCAGATCGCTGACAAGGTAGATAGGTTGGATTTCCAGCAAGTAAAAGAAACTTCATTGATTTATGAACGCATTTTGGGAAGGACAGACTCAAACGTTGCCTCAAACATTGCCCGTATGGCCTTGACCTCAGAATTATTTGAAGTCGAAGTAGGCAAGAGATTTAGTAATCTGACAAATCTGTTTTACGCTCCGACAAAAATTCCTAAGTATATCTCATCAGTCGCAACAGATAAACACTTGGAGCGTGTCAGTTGGGGTGACCATGACGGGATACGAATTAACTACACAGACTCTATGTCAGGCTGGCTGGGAGTTCGGTTCCCTTTAACAAAGAAATTTGTTAAACAAGGAGAAAGCCTTGGTTATCGCATTGAGATTGCAGTTGACAAGGTACCACGAGACGGTAGAGTTTTGATTCAGTTGCTAGACAATACAACAAGTTTGGGAATGTACTACAACTCTCAAATTACACTTACCAAAACAGGTAACCAGGTATTTACAGGTTATTTAGACATCCCAAGGACTGGCGAGCTGAACGAGTACTCAATCAGGTTTACTCTTACGAGTCCAGGAAACATCGTTATTCATAAGCCAATGGTTATCGATAAGCGCATAATTCCTGAGGAATTCGTAGACAGTACGGACTACAACAGTGAGTATAACCGTGTGACTATGTCCTTGCTACAAGATAGCTTTGCTATCAAGGCTTTGAATAGCGCAGGAGATATCATCGCTGGCATCAACGTAGGAGCTAACGGTAACAACCGCATTGTCGGTAAAGCTACGCATATCTCAGGCGAGACCTTAATTGACAACGCGGTCATCAAGGCAGCAATGATCGATAAACTCAAAACCGCCAATTTTGAAGCTGGTTCAGTTACTACTACTATTTTGGGAGCTGAAGCAGTAACGGCTGAAAAGGTTAAATTTGACACGGCCTTCATTAAAAAACTTGTATCACAACAAGCATTTATCAATGAGTTGTTTGCTCAACGGGCGACGATTACTAAAGTTCAGTCAATCGACATCACAGGCGAGCATGTTCGAGGTGGGCGCATTTCGTCCATCAACGGGAACACAACCTTTGATTTGCAGACAGGTTGGTTAGAGATGAACGGGCATGGTGTAGGTATTAAGAATAGATTTCCAGGACGACCGTTGCAGTATCTCACTTTTGGCGCAGGTACCATCAATGGAGTTAACGGTACTTACACGGCTCTACTGAGCAACCGAAATGGTTTGCAAAAAATGGATAATACCTCTGCAGGTATTCAAATTTGGAATGGTAGAACAGGTAGTAATGTTGAAACAGCTATAACATTTTATGGACAGACAATGGATTTTATGCAGAGCGGTCAGGCTGGAGTAAGTTCTTTGTCAATTAATGCTACAAATCGTCAAATAACTGGGGTTGAGGAAATTATTTTAAAAGGTGTTTCTTTAAGCAGAGTCCTTGATGATATCTATGACAATTTTAGAAACCTTGGAGCAGTAGCTGGCAATTATAGCCGTGGATATTATCCAAAATGGCGTTAAATAGAAAGGTAGAACATGAACATATCAGACAAAGTAATTCAAAATCTTGGTATTCAACTAACAAACAAGATAATCGATGAGGCTTTTAGTCTTGCTGAACGTGACGAAGCACGGGAGCAACTTCAAGAAGCTCACGGACAACTTGAAAAAATCAACAAAGTCTTGCAGTCAAATGACGAGTTGAAGGCTCTATTTGACAAAGTGGCAGAAGAATTAGATAAACCAAAGGAGGAACAATAATTTATGACATTTAAAGTAGTAAATAAATACTTGCAGGATAGTAATCGCACATTTGTGGCGATTCGTCAAGAAGCGCCTTATACGGCATTTGATCGCATTCTCATTGGCGACCGTGTGAACGAGTCGGACGAGGTTCTTATTGAGGCAGTTCTTGGTCAGGTCGCTACTGAACTAAACCCAGCAGAGGGTGTGAAGAAACTACAAGAAGATTTGCATACTCAGGCTCAAGAATACGAAACCAAGCTAGCTGAAAAAGATGCTAAAATTGCAGAAGTTAAGGCAGTAGCGGATTGGTCGGTTCTAGTTAGAGTGACGGACGTAGACAATCCTCTTGACCCAACATTATTCAAGCGTGGACTTGAATTGGTCGAACTCGGACAGGTTGGAAAAACTTACAAGCCACAAGAAATCTTCACACTTGAGAACCCTGGACATATAGAGAAATTTCAGGAAGGTCAACGCTTCATGATTCAAGTGAATGAAGAATTCACTTATCAAGGCCAACCACTGAACGAACTAGAAGCCCTTGATAAAAATGGGAAGATTGGCATCTGGAAATGGGAACCACCTAAGGCGCCAAAGGAAAGCAACGAGCTTGAAACTGAAGCAGTACCACGCTAGAAAGGAGAATATATGAAAATCGAATTGTTTAACTTTTTTAGAAGCCTGATTCAAACAGAAGATGGTTTAGTATTGTATGCGCTAGGCTTAATTGTGATTCTAGAAATCGTAGATTTTGCATCAGGGACGTTTGCAGCGATTGCAAATCCAGAAATTGAATACAAGAGCAAGATTGGTATTAACGGTCTGATTCGAAAGATTCTTGGTGTTCTATTGTTGATGGTATTGATTCCGATGTCTGTCTTGTTGCCTGAGAAAACAGGGTTCGCATTCCTATACTCAATTTACCTGGGATATTTGCTTTTTACATTCCAGTCACTCATCGAAAATTACCGTAAGTTGAAAGGGAATGTGACTATCTTCCAGCCTATCATTAAGGCATTTGAGCGCTTATCTGGTGACAAAAATGACAAGAACGAAGGAGAACAATAATGGATATTGATACAAGTAGACTAAGGACTGACTTACCACAAATTGGCGAACAACCATACCGACAAATTCATGCACATTCAACGGGCAATCCAAATTCAACTGCTCAAAATGAAGCAGACTACCACATGCGTCGTCCTGTTGATTCAGGCTTTTTCTCGCACGTTGTCGGCAACGGCCGTGTGATGCAAACCTGGTACACAGATATGGGAGCCTACGATGTAGGAGGCGGCTGGAACGTAGAGGGTTACGGTCAAGTTGAGCTGATTGAAAGCCATGAAACAAAAGAAGAGTTTATGCGTGATTATAAGATCTATGTTGAGCTTTTGCGAAGCCTTGCTGATGAAGCAGGGATTCCGAAAACGCTGGATTCTGATAGCCTAGCAGGCATCAAAACACATCAGTATTGCACATACAATCAACCTCGAAACTACTCAGACCATGTGGATCCATACCCTTATTTAGCCAAATGGGGCATTAGCCGTGAACAATTTAAAAATGATATTGAAGGCGGTATCTCTACTGAAGCTGGTTGGAAACGCAATGAAACAGGCTGGTGGTGGGAGGAGTCGGATGGCTCTTACCCAACAAATAGCTGGAAGAAAATCAACAATGAGTGGTTCTATTTCGATGAACGTGGATACTGCCTAATCAACCGTTGGTTCAATGATGGCAAAGATTGGTTCTATCTTGACAAACGTGGCGCAATGGTCACAGGCTGGATGTTCCTCAACCATCGATGGTATTTCTTCAAATCAGACGGTCGCATGGCCACTGGTTGGGTTAAATATCGTGAAACATGGTATTTCATGGAAGAAAAAGACGGTTATATGCTGTCTAAACAATTCATCAAATCGGGAGACGGCTGGTATTACTTGAAGGCAAACGGTGAACTTCACACAGACCCAGCATTCAAAACAGAACCAGACGGGCTTATCACCGTCGTCGATAAACTAAAAGAAGAAAAATAAAAACAGAAAGACTTTCAAAAGTTAATTACACTAAAACCGCTAGCATTCGCTGGCGGTTTTTTTGTTTGTTCAAAATAAAAAAAGCAGTGACCAAAATCACTGCTTATCAGCTGTAGCAAATTCATAGAGCTTTTCTGCTGTTAGAAGGGCCATTTTGTCCATGCTTGTTTTTCCTTTTCTAAGGTCAGAAACAGTAGTCCACGGAACTCCAGCGCCTTGCGAAATAGCAGATGTAGACATCGAACTGTCTAATAATTCTTGAATAACTTTTCTCATATTATTTGTCCTTTTTATTTTTGAGATAAATGTATACATTAATGGCAATTATAAAAATAGCTATTGCACTAACCATTGCTTTTCCTCTTTTCATTTGATAAAATAGAGGTGTGAGGGGCTTTTGACCCTACCTCTTAGCGTTTACCTTTTTCTTTTGCCGGAATTTGGGTTTACGCTTTTTGTTTTGCCTTGCGACCGTTATTGCGGTTACTAGACTTGCGATAGCAGTTACTGTTTCAGGAATATTGTCTATTGCCTTTTCAAGTAACCTAAGCCAATCTTCTTTGTTCAA